AGGAGTCAGGTCTATCAGACGCACGATGGAAGAGAACATGGTGGCAAGTGACGTTGGAGTCATCAGCTACCCGATCCAAGATGTTGTCGATAAGATCAACTGGGCAAAAGTAGAGAATGCCACAGCAGTCTTTTGGAACAATCGCTACCTACTCTCAGTGCCAACCGGAACCAGTGAGGTCAACGACACTACGCTATGCTACAACACCAACACATCGAGTTGGACAGGTGTTTGGCAAGGCAAGATTACTGACGGTTTTCCAGACTCTGGAGTCAAGACAAGCCAAATAAATCCGTATCAGTTTGCGGTGACGCAGTTCAGCGCAGGCAAGCCTTACCTCATCAATTTGGACAAAGCTGGCAACCCGCTACAGTTCCGCGATTTTGTTGAGGACATCAACCTGGTGGACACGGACTTCATGGACTTTTCCGTAGTTGCCTACACTCCGACAGAGTGGGAGGTCGTCACCCGCGCATTTACTTTTAATGAGCAGGTGACAACCAAGGACGGTGAGTTTGTTGAGTTCGAGTTTGATCGCAGTAACGCAGAGTTAGACATCGGCATCATTCTTGACGGGGCTGAGGAGCAGAATCTAGCCACCAACCTGGTGACCGGAACAGGCAACCTGAAGCTGGACTTCACGCTGCCAGCAACGCTTGGCAGTCCGTTACTGAAACGATTCAGATACTCGCTGACGCAGTACCCGGAGTTCCGCGAGTTGCAGTTTAGCTTTAGGGAGACAACCGGAGCTACTTCGTCCAGTCGCTACCTCGCACTGCGCTCAATCCACGCAGGAGGCTTTTTAAATAGTGTGGGGGTGGAGTCATGACCTACCACGATAAAGTCATGGAGGCAGTAAGCCTGTGCAGTAACGGAGACACTGATGCCTGGGCTTACTTGTCTATCATCTGCCGAGTGTCTCGCATCATCGATGACCTCGTTGATGAGCCAGAGAAGGTTGGCAAGGAGGACAAGTACAAGCTTGCCCAGCTTCTGCTGGTAGACCTACCCAACAACACTTTCTTCACCCGGCACAAGGCATCACTGCTGCCGCATCATGTTACAAGTCTGAATGCTTGGATTGATAGCAATGACTGGATGGAGAAGGACAAAACTAGAAAAACATACGCTTTGGTCATACGCGATCAGCTAACCGAGTTGGGACTGCTGGTGGCGTTTCTGACAGGAGGCAACGAACACATGAGAAGCATTAGCTTGCAGGTGAGAGACCTGTTCTTGAAGGAGGAATTTAACTATGGGGATGTATGACACTGATGTGCCTGACTCGCCTAGTATGGCAGGTGCCAACGAGGCAGGAGTGTGGGCAGACGCAGAGACGTTAGCGGTCAGAAAGCTGATTGCTAACGCTGCCAAGTTTGGCAAGAAGGTTGATCTGTCTGTGCCTACGTTTGACGCTAAAGGCAACAAGACAGGCAGCAAGAATGTCACTTACGACTTCTCTGGCTTCAGTGACGCAGATGCCACCCGCGCAGACCTAGAGTTTGCCAGGGAGTCAGCAGACAAGATGGCTGAGACAATGCTGAACGTGCAGAAGAAGTACGGCAAAGACTTCATCACGCAACGGATGGAGGAGGTCAAAGCAGCCGATCCGACAGGCTACGAGGTCAGGCAGATGCTTGGTGAGGCAGCCAAAGAAGATTTGGCACTAGGATCGCAACTCTCACCGGAGATGAGGAACCAGGTTGAGCAGCAGGAGAGGGCAGCACAGGCAGCCCGAGGCAACATCTACGGATCGGCACCTGCTGCCGCTGAGGCGATGGCAGTAGGTGACGCAGGATTTCGCATAAGGCAACAACGCTTGGCGAATGCTGCATCATTCCTGAGCGGCACAACGCCTATAACTCAGTTTGGCCAGATCAGCGGAGCGCAGGCAGGAGCATCACCGTTTAATCCGGTGGGCATTCAGTCAGGTTTAACTTTAGACCCAAGTGCAGGTGCCCGAGGCCAGCAGTTTGCTATGAATAGCTACAACCAGCAGATGAACTATGCAGCTAATCAGCAACCGATAGGAATGCAGCTTCTCGGACTAGGGACAGGAGTAGCCGCAGGTAAGATTACAGATAAACTTTTAGGGCCTTAAAGACATGAGCGCAGGATCAGCATTTGCAGCGGGACTAAGATCAGGGCAAGCCATCTATGACAATGCCGTCAGGAACGCGATGGCGCGGAAGCGTTTGGATATGGCGCGGACAGAGTTCAAGTACCAGCAGGAGAGAAGGAAACAACTGGTCGAGGACGAGGTTTCTGCCACGAATGCGTTTGGCAAGTTGGTGGACTATCTTGGTGCAGGAGAGTTGGACTTTAAGCAACCACAGGACAGAGAGACCTACCTGAACATACTTGCAACGGTTGAGCCTGAGATCAGCAGAGACCCGGCTACGTTCAAGAGATATGAAGCTTTCAAGAAGACGTTCGAGGAGAAGGAGAGTCTGCCGATATTCCGCGATCAGCAACGGAAGATAGCCAACATCGGTCTGACTTGGGACATCAACAACCCAGGAATGCCTCGCCCAGTTGTCAAAGACGATGAAGGCAACGTCACCGGAGAGGACACAAACAAGATGCGCTTCGACAATGACAAGATTGAGGCAGAGAGGCAGCGTCTACTACAGACTAGCAAGTACGGCACAATAGACGATTTAGTTGAATCAGGTGAGCCGGTGGCATCATTCCCGCCAGAGATGCGTCCTCGCATTGTCAGAGAACGCATGAAGATTTGGGAGAACGCTGTGCAAGCAGGCGATGTAGGCTCTGTCATAGAGGCATCGAAAGTTTTTTCCAAGTCACCTGACGGAACAGAGAGGCAAGCACTTGGCAAATACAAATTTACACTCTCAAGACTTGGCGAGCTAAAAGATCAGTTAGAGATTGTTGGAGACACCGGGCCGATAGTTGGAATCTTCCGGGGAGCTAATCCTTATGATGTAAAAGCTAAATTGCTTCAGGCTCAGATCACCAAGATTATACCAGGCTTGGCTAGAGGAGTGTTTGGTGAGGTTGGTGTGCTTACAGACCAAGACGTTGCTTTGTACTCAAGAACACTTGGCACTCTCAAGTCCCCCAAAGAAGTAAACGATCTGCTGACATCTGCGGCAATTAAGATGGTTGCCAACTCATATGAAGACAAGCTGAGAGGCATGGCTGAGAGCAGGGTGAACGTGTCAGGCTTTTTGCCTGGGCTAAAAGACCTAAAGGACACCGCAAGGCAAATCTTAGGAGAAGAAGAACAAGAAGCACCTGCCGCAAGCGTTGAGGTTGATGAGCTACAACTAACCGATGATGGCAAACCAGTCATCAGCGAAGAGTTGGTGGAGCAGATGCGATCCACAGGTGCAGACATAGTCGAGGTGACTGATAAGTCAACCGGCACCAAGCGCAAGATCAAGATTAACAGAATCAAAACATCTGCTCCACAGGTACCTGCTGCTCCGACACCAAACCCACCCGCAGAACCTGTGGACAAAGCTTTCGATGCTTTGTTTGGCCCTGGCTCGATAGACGCATCTCAGTCTGAAGTGACTACTGCCACGAGAGACAGAAAGCAGCAGATCGAGGACAGGCTAAAGCTTCTGAGAGAACGCTTGAGCGAGTTGCCATCACCGCCAAACATTCAGCCTTCGTATGTTCCGGTCAGCCCTAGAATATCTAAGGCTGACAAAGACACAGCAGCACAGAGGAGAATGATACTAAAGGCTATCGAGAAGAGTGAGGCTGAACTGAAAAAACTCTGATGGCTGACTCGCTCAAACCCGACCCAAGTAAAATAGCTCGCCGGTTGTCATCCTCGACAACTGGGGGTGAAGAAGTTTTCGAGTATGATCTCCTAGATTACGAACCTCAGCCTCTGCCAGAAACTGAGGAGGTCGAGTACGAGGAGGTCATCGACTACATCGACAGAACCGGCGAGAAGGTTCAGGTGCCTGTCTACAACGAGTCAGGCAAAAAGATTTACAGACCCACCTACAACGAGCAGGGAGTCATGACTCACGACGAGCGTGGCATCATGACGTTTGATGAGTGGAAGCGCAAAAGCGAGGAAGGCGTTGACTGGTGGCCGATAGCCAAGGAGGCAGTCGCTGGGTTGGCCCGAGGCTTCACCAAGATACCTGGCAAGATTGAGAAGGAAGGCTTCATGGAGGCATCTGCCAACATACCTGAGTCATTCCTGGCAGCCACAGAAGGACTGAAGCTGATCGGTGGAGGTGTTGGCAGATTTGTAGCTAAACCGTTCCGCAGTGATGAGGAGGAGGATGCTGCTGAGTACGCTGCCTACAAAGAGTTCGGCAATCAAATCTTCAGGCAGCTTGAGCTACGTAAATCGCGCATGGGCGATGTGGCTAGGTTGTTTGGGGCTGAAGACTTGGCTGCCGTTTACGATGACGGCATTGACCCGGAGATAGCTGACTCTCTCAGCCTGATCTTCGACCCAACCTACCTAGTCGGTGGAGGCTTGGTGAAGGTTGGTGCGGCAGCAGCAAAGCAGGCACCCAAGGTCACCAACAAGTACGCAAAGAAGCTGATCGAGGCAGCCGGTAAGGCAGCAGAGACTCAAGCGGCAAAACAAGTTGGTGAGTTCCTAGCCAAGCCGGTCACATCTACTGTTAGCGGGATCGGCACTGCCACAGAGAAGGTTGGCCGAGGTGTGCAGAAGCTTGGAGAGGCAGGTGCCAAGTTCGCCGAGAAGGCACCTAAGACTGCAAAAGTAGCACAGGCAGCAGTTGGTGCTGGTGCCGGTGCTGGCACTGGTGCTGTGTTGGCACCAGAAGGTCAGGAAGTTTCCGGTGCGCTTTATGGTGCGCTTGGTGGTGCGTTTGGAGGCAAGTATGCACTTAGCTCAAAATCAGTAATCGGAGCAGGTGAGAAGATCGAGAAGAACGCACAACGCCTTGGAGGAGCAGCACAAGCCGCAAAGATCAACTCACTACGGACTAGCGGTCTGGGCACAGTTGCCAAGATCAGGCCGATGCGCGAGGAGGTGGCAAAACAGTTTGTCACCTTGGACAACCGAGTAGCGAACAGGTTGCTATCCGAAGCAGGCAAGTTGGCTGACACTGCTGTGATAGGTGCAGGCATGGGGGCAGGGATAGGTTCTTTCATGCCGTATGACCCAACGAACCCTGGCTACATTGCAGGCATGGCACTGGGCACACTGGCGGCACCTGCTGGCATGTACTCAGCGGGGGCGTTGAACCAACTTGCCAGGGTTGAGTTGGCCAAAGGTGCCACACCTGATGCTGGGCTAAGGTTGCGTCTGAAGGAGACTCCGATGCACCAACTGGCATCTGAGGCAGTGGTAAAAAGATTTATTTCAGCATTACCTGAGCAGCAACGAGTGAGGTTTGTTGACCCGGATCGAGGTCTGTCAGTTGCTGACCTAGCCAACCAGGCTGAGGCAGTTGATTTGTTTATGGGCGCGATGCGCGACAAAGGCAAAGACGTTAATTTCTTCATCGGCAACACACCTGAGATACTTGAGAAGACAAGAGGAACTGCCAGAGAAGGTGTGGCAGGTTTCTATGATCCTGACAGCAATACAGTCTTTGTAAACACAGACGCAGAGACTCCAAGCTTCACGCTGTTTCATGAGCTATTTCACCCTACGGAGAGGTGGAGTGCGATGCGTAAGGAACTTGATGCCGACACAGGTGAGACAGTTAAGTCTGATCCGCTACAAGACATTCAGACTGACCTGGCACAGACTATTTTTGGCACCTACGGGCCAGACGGTGATGTGATTCAGCCTGGACTCTACAGCAAGGAGGACATGCTGAGTTTTGCTGATCAGTACAACAGCAGACTGTACCCAGACCTCTCTACCGAGATCAAAGAAGTTAAGGCAGCGATTGAGGCTGAGAAGAAGAAGACTCTACCGGAGATTGATGGCATCGAGCCACCAGAGACACCGGAGATGAGGTTGCTGAACCGCGAGCTTGAGGAACTTCAAACAAGGCAGGAAGGCAACCAGAAAGAGTTGGCAGCATTTGACGCACTGCCAGACGCTACCAAGCGCGACTACATGGCGAGGGAGTTGATGTCTGACTACTTCGCAATGTTTGGCGAATCAGCTAGGCACGGCATCATCCGCAAAGCCAGAAACATCACGCTCAAGAAGGATTACTTCAAAGACAAGTTCCTCGGCATGAACATCGACAGGCTGAGGATGGCAACGCTGGGCAATCTGCGGAAGTTGCTTGAGGGTGCAGGAGTAGAGTTTGACCTGGCAGGCAATCCGCGAGGAGAGATGACTGCCACGAGTGCGTTGTTCAAAGACCCGGAGACTGGTCGCGAGTTGGTCATGTCGCCACAGATCGAACACCTCCTCGCTCAGTACATCACGGAGAAAGACAAGCTAGTCAATCGAGTGTCTGAGACTGACGATGTAGGTGGCTCAGAGATTACGCTGAACGCAAAAGACGTTCTCAAGAAGAACCCGGACGGCACACCTAAGAT